ATACCATGGGAGTTAGAGATGATTATAAATTTCATCCTCACTATTATGACAGAAGAATGAAAATGCACATGGTTACAGGTTATACCTTACCACCAAATACTGTATTTTCAGGACGACCAAAAAATGTTATTTATAATATCGTATCTAAAACAGGTGCGACCGTAAACTATTATCAAGAACTCTATGGTGGTTTTTATCAAGGGTTCTACAAATTATTTGGATACGATTATGAAGTTTTTCCAGAAAGACTAAATAAAGGGTGGTCTATGGAAACAGTAATAAAACCTAGAATCACCGATGAGTACACAATAGATACTAACACGGAAGAATATCTTAACACAAGATACCCAAATAATGCTGGAACTTTTTTCTTTTTTGGTACAAGAGCGGAAAATAAATATTATCATTTTGCCTCGGGTTCACCCGTATCTGACAGTGGGTACACAAGAGTAACCTCGGGATTAACAAGTCTTAGTAGTTGTACATGCGCTCAAACAGCTTTTACTAATGCTAATTGCGTGTTTTTATACCCACAAAGTGCAACAACCGCCTACCATAATATTGGTTGTGGTTGTGGCGCATGTACCGAACAAATTCCTGTACCTCCATTAGACCCTAAATTCGATACACTTTCAAACGCCCTATCTATTAGGTTTAGTGGTTGTCCTGCGGACCCTCGTATTTGTGTAAAAGTTTTAAGAATTACAGGAGATTGTGTTACCACTGGTACTTGTTCAACAACAGGCATTACTTTTCAAACAGGTTATACTATTACTGAAGTTTGTAGCCCGCCAATATATGACATATGTGACTACGTTTGTCAAAATATACTAACCGATAGATGGGTTATGGTAACTGCCGTATTTGAAAGGTATACAACAATAGAAGATTGTGATTTGTTAAACTTGGGTGGTTTAGGGGATATAAGACAAGTTACATATCAGTCTATTCTTAATGGAACTTCATACAATTTAATAATGCCACCTGAAACCCATTCAGGAGGAACAAAAGAAAATAAAGTTTACAGAGTAGTTTTTGACAAAAAATGGTTTGATGATGAATGGTATAGAATGGGGAGATTAAAAATTTATGTTAATGGTTACTTGTTTATGGTAATAGAAAATTTTGAAGAAATAATACCTCGAGAACTAAACACAGAAAAGGAAAAACAACTTGGAGTACCTTTTAATATTTCATGGGGAGGAGGAACCCAAGGACTTCATGATAGTTTAATTTTTGATGAATGCTCAACATGGAGTTGGTCGGTTGGAAATATAGACACAAATTTAGTTTATACCGCCTGTAGCGGCACTGTGATTACTTTAAGTGGAATAACTGGTCAGTCGGGAACGATAAATACTAAATTTAACACTATACCTTATTTTACTACCGCCTCAACCGCAAGTACTTTAACCTACACAGGTAACTATGTTCCAATTGAAGGACCGTACCGACAAGACCCCGAATTATTTCCTGATGAAATTTTATCAGCAACCACCTATAGTGGACTTACAACAGAGATTTTGATGGAACAAACTTTTGGGGGAACTTTTATGGGAGGTCTTTCTCAGTTTAGAATGTACACTGAACCTATGAGTAGTCCAATGGTTCAACATAATTTTAGAATTTTACAAGAAAAATTTAACTTATTTAATTATTGGTGTCCTAATTGTTTGACTCCTGACATTGTACCAACACCGACTCCTACTCCAACACCTACCCCAACTCCTACTCCAACACCTACCCCAACTCCAACACCTTCATACATTTTTGCACAAGCAATACCGTGTTCAGGTGAATTTAATGCGGAGGTGATGTCAGTACCACCTCAATACCAAAATTTAGACAACTATTATGTTCTTGGTGGTACAAATGGTGAATGTTACTTAATAACAGGACCAACTACAGGTCCATCAACAGTTACATGGAATGGATTAGTTTATGGTCAAGGTTCATGTTTGGAATGTCCTCCATACCCAACACCAATACCATGTTCGGCAACACATAATTTTGTTTCACCAACATTGTATGTGAGTTCAACATTATATCAAGATTTTACCACAAATTATTCTTCAGCGTGTTCAACTCTTTCATGTTTACAAACTTCGGCATGTACATTGAATGGCGCTATTGGATTAATGTATATGGACACATCACAAATACAAGTTGGTACTGTTTTCTATGGCAATACAACAACTTGTAATTATTATGTCTTTACCGGTTATTATATCGTACTAGTATCTTCGAATTATGTGATATTGAACGTTCAAGGTGGTGTAGTTGTACAAATAATTACTAGTTGTTAATAAAAAATGATTATAAAATAAAAGATGGAATTTTATATAAAACAAAACACCAATTTACCAATAATTAAAATGGATGTTGTCATGGACGGTAGAACTGATGCTTATGATGAAATGAATAGTATTTTAGATAACGCAACACTTAGATTTTCTATGGTTAATGAAGACACTGGGTTGTATAAAATTTTTATGAAAGATGCTTATTTAACAACCAAAGACAAAAGAAACCCTGACTCTCCGTGGGAATTTTACATTTATTATAAATGGGGAGGTAGAGATACAAACACCAAAGGTAGATTTATCGGAGAATTTTTGGTTGTTTTAGAAAATGGTGAATTAATTTCTCCAATCCGAGAAGAATTATATATTAATATTATTTGACAAGGATAAATCTTACTCTTATACTTTTAAAGAAAGGTAAATGTCATGCTCATGTGACAGCAAATACACCAAAATTAAATAGTATATTATGGTTCCACAAGAAGAAATTGAACGCTTCCTATTAGGCGAAGACGACGAAAAATATATCGTATCACTCGAATACGATTACAAATCATCTAAAATATATAAGGTAATTCAAGACCCTGTTAAGGGTAAATTATTACGCCCCGATACATTTATTCCATTTGCTTGGGTTGGTGACTTGAAAGGTAAAAACTTTTACAAGAACGACAAACACGCACAAAAACGTGCAATGAGTGAAAATGGTATTATCATAGAAAAACTTGATACTCACAATGATGAACGTTTAGAAAACGGATTGAAGTATCTGGTAAAAACAACCAAATCATATTCTAATCTTGTAAATTTCTTTAAGGGTGGTGGATTAGACCCGTGGGGTAGAGATAATACAGACTCAATTCAAATATTATCACCCGTAGAACAATACTTAATTCAAAAAAGTAAAAGATTATTCAAAGGTTTTGATGAATACGATGAAATCCACAGGTTTGTATTCGATATCGAAACCACAGGTCTTGACCCCAAAACAAGTAAGATATTCTTGATAGGGATGAAAGACAATCGTGGTTTTCTAAAATTATTATCCGCACAAAATGAAGATGAAGAACGACAAATGATTGTTGATTTCTTTAAAACTATTGATGAGTTAAAACCATCTTTGATTGGGGGTTACAACTCAGCATTCTTTGACTTCCCGTTTATTTTAAAAAGAGCTGAAATATTAAAAGTTAACATCAAAAAAATCTGTAAGACCTTACACCCTGATTATACATTAAAACAAAAAGATGGTATCCTAAAGTTAGCAAACGAAATGGAACCATACGTTCAGACTCAGATGTGGGGATATAATATTGTGGATATTGCGCACGCAGTTCGTAGAGCACAAGCAATCAACTCAGATATTAAGAGTTGGTCTTTGAAGTATATTACCAAATTTATTGAAGCAGAAAAACCAAATCGTGTTTACGTTGAAGGTGATAAGATTGGTAAAATCTATTTTGATAATCTTGAATATTGGATGAACAAAGAAAATGGAGCTTACAAAAAGGTTGGATTTGATTCAAAAATAGATGAAATCTGTAAAAGAAGAGATGATGTTTATAAATTAGTTACAGGTTCAAAAATTATTGAGGACTACTTGGACGATGACCTTTATGAAACGATGGTAGTAGATGAGCAGTTTAATCAAGCAAACTTCTTATTGTCTAAACTTGTACCAACAACATATGAGAGACTTTCAACTATGGGAACTGCGACATTATGGAAAATGATTATGGCCGCATGGTCATATAAACATAATTTAGCACTACCAAAAAAATTAGAAAAAAGAAAGTTCACAGGAGGTCTTTCTCGTTTGGTACAGGTTGGGTTCTCTAAAAACGTATTGAAGCTCGACTACTCTTCACTATACCCATCTATTCAGTTGGTTCACGACGTATTCCCTAAATGTGATGTGACAGGAGCAATGAAAAGTATGTTAAAGTATTTTCGCGATACTCGTATTAAATATAAGAACTTAGCAAGTGAATATAAATCTATTGACCCAAAACTTGCGATTTCTTACGACAGAAAACAATTACCAATTAAAATCTTCATCAACGCATTCTTTGGTTCATTATCGGCTCCACAAGTATTTCCGTGGGGTGATATTGATATGGGTGAACAGATTACTTGTACAGGTAGACAATACCTTCGTCAAATGATTATGTTCTTTATGAAAAGAGGTTATGTTCCACTTGTAATGGACACGGACGGTGTGAACTTTGAAACTCCACAAGATAGAGAAGAGTATAAGTATATAGGTCAAGGTTTAAATGGTCTTGTTAAAGAAGGTAAAGAATATGTTGGAGCTGAGGCTGATGTAGCAGAATACAATGATTTATTTTTACGAGGTGAAATGGGATTAGATATTGACGGTGTTTGGCCTTCAACGATTAATGTGGCTCGTAAAAACTACGCACTTCTTACAGACAAGGGTAAAGTGAAACTTACAGGTAATACAATTAAATCTAAAAAACTTCAAACGTATGTTGCTGAATTTTTGGACAAAGGTCTTCGAATGTTATTGGATGGTAAGGGTGGTGAGTTTTTAGATTTCTACTATGAATACGTAGACAAACTTTATAACAGACAAATTCCTTTGGCAAAGATTGCAAACAAAGCTCGCGTCAAACAATCAATTGATGATTATAAAGTTCACATCACTAAAACAACAAAGGCCGGAAATATGATGTCCCGTCAAGCACACATGGAACTTTTGATTAAAGAAGGTAAAAATCCTGGTCTTGGTGATACGATTTTTTATGTAAATAATGGTGAGAAGAAATCACACGGAGATGTTCAAAAGAAAAAAGATGAATTGGTTTTAAATTGTTATTTGATTGATGAACGTGATATAGAAATGAATCCTGATTTATTAGGTGAGTATAATGTTCCAAGATATTTAGCAGCATTTAATAAAAGAATTGAACCATTACTTGTTGTTTATAAACCTGAAATTAGAGAAGACATTTTAATTGAAGACCCAAAAGATAGACCTATCTTTACTAAGTCTCAAACCGAATTAGTACGTGGTTACCCCATGAAAGAGGCTCACCAAGATACGTTAGAAGAAGTATTAACTTTATCTGACATGGAATTAACGTTTTGGAAAAACGTAGGTATTGACCCTTACTATATGTATTTGGATGGTACTGTTGATTTAGTGGATGTTGATTGGGTTGAAAATAACAAAAAGTTAATGGAAGAATTTGTTATTCAACAGAAGAAAATAGATATTGATGATTATTTTGAATTTGATATAGATGGTGATTTAATGGCTCTTAGTTTCGACTAAGAGTTTTTTAATCCATCAGAGGAAAGTATGTACCAATAATCACCAATTTTTTTAAATTCAACACAAGCTCCTTTTTGCATTTCTACCACATCAAATTCTTCGTCAATTTGTAAATCTGAGTAAACATTCAAATTAGTCATAGACTTAATAACGACATATGAATTTTTTTCTTCATTAAGTTTTAAATTACAAAATTCGACTTCTTTAACTAAGACATATTTTTCTCCTTGAGTTTCGTAGTTTTCTTCAGTTACAATTACATAATCCTCCAACATTTTTATTTCTTGTGATTTTGTTTTTTTGATTAACTTTGTCGGTATTGATTTATATATGGACATAATATAAAAATTATATCACATTGTACGGACTAGTAAATGCTCTGAATTTTAATAACTTGTTTAGATTTTCAGCCTGTAATGCTTTTTGTTCCATCATTTTTTCAGGTCTTAACCTTTCTAACCTAGCTTTGAGTTCTTCCCATAACATTGTTTTTTCGTCTTTCGCTTCAGTTTGTAAAGACTGATATTCTAAAGTTAATTCAGAATCGGGTGTTTTTAAGTTCCCACTAAATTTTCCTCTTACTCTTGCTAAAGTTTCTTTACAATAAGCCGTAAACCATCTTCTCACCCAAGTTTTTGCAGGTGCGTTAATTTTATCCCATCTTAGTTTTTCTAAAGGTATGTCTGAAGGAAGTCTTACAACATCAGGGTTCGCCTCTAAACAATCTTCTCTATCGTAAGTATCGTAGTACCAATACCAAACTCGATATTCGTTTCTTCTCATGTTTCCAAAATCAAACTTACCACCAGGTACATTCATCAAGTGAATCGCCTTTTTACCTTCAGGTAGTGCGGTAACTCTGTAAGTTAAATCACCGGTAATGATTCTTCTTTTCATTTGAATGTCCGCCATTCTCAAAAGAATATCAAATGCGGGTGTAATGAAATAGTTACCGGTTGTCCCCATTTGTGAAAAACCAGCACCACCACCTAAACCGATACCACCAAAACCTCCAAATCCACCCATAAACGGGTCAAAGTATGCGGCATCCAATTCAGGTCTTGCAAACCACAATAACTCATTAAGCTCGCGACCTGCGGGTATTTCATATATTTGTTGGTTTGGTACTAAGTCAATATAATCTTTTTTAAGTACCCAATCACCTCCTGCTTGTAAACCTACAATTTTAGAATATGCATAAGTGTAAGAGTCTTCCCATTTCATATCTCGAACAGTAAGGGCTCTTGTTACAGATTGTTCATCTAAATTTAATCCATAAACACTTGTCCACTGAGACTCAATTAACCAATCTTGAATGTGTTGTTCATAGTCTTCAATAGAGAGTTCAAGTAATGAGTCCATCATCTCATCATCCAACTCAACACCTCTCAAAGGAGCACCTAAAAGATTTCTTATTCTTTTATAAAGTTTACTTCTTTCAGGTTCGTTAATAATTACTGTTGTTGACATAATGTTTTATTATATAAATATCTTTTCAAATAATATTATTTTACTTTTTTGTTTGAGATTCGAAAAGTTCATTACAAAAATCCCAATTAACAACTTTCCAAAAATTAGAAATATATTCGTCTCTTTTATTTTTGTATTTAAGATAATATGCGTGTTCCCACAAATCTAACCCAAGAATGGGATAACCATTTTCTTTTTCCGTATTCATTAAAGGATTATCTTGATTTGCCGTTGTGACAATTTTTAATTTATTTTGTTTTGTTAGAATTAACCAAACCCAACCCGAACCAAATCTTGTTTTCGCTTCTTCTTCGAATTTTTCTTTAAACTTTTCGAATGTACCAAATGAACTTTCGATTTTACCTTTTAGTGGGTTTTTTAATGTTGTTTTTTTTGGGGATAACATTTTCCAAAAAAGTGCGTGATTGAAAGCTCCTCCACCATTATTTTTTACTGTTGTATTAAACTTTGAAATTTTTAAAATTATTTCCTCGAGTTCTAAATCTTTTCCTTTAATTTTTTCTAACTCAACATTCAACTTTTCAACATAACCTTTGTAGTGTTTGTTGTAGTGTGTTTTCATAGTGACATCATCAATAAACCCACCTAATGAATCATAACTATATGGTAGTTTATCTACACTAATTTTTTTTATTTCAGAAATAATTTTTTGTTTTTTACTGGACTCTACTTTCAGATGAGATTCTATGATATCTATTTTTCTTGAAAATATGTCATATATTGATTTTTTCATAAAGTTCAACTTGTTGATATATAAATATCATCGGTTGACAGAAATCATGTTTAACATTTCTTCTATTGTGGATGCGTCATCAAACATATCGTCACCCATTACTGTTGAGATAATTTTCTTTTTTCTATTTAATATGTCGTAAATTGCACCTTCAATTGTGTTTTCAAAAAGAGGGTAATAAACTGATGTTGAATTTTTTTGTCCAATACGGTGTGACCTGTCTTCTGCTTGTGAATGTTCTGCAGGTACAAAAGATAAATCATTCATGATTACCGCTTCCGCCGATGTTAAAGTAATACCAACACCAGCAGCCTTTAAGTTTCCAACAAATACTTTGATTTTATCGTTTGTTTGAAATTCATCAACCGAATTTTGTCTGTGGAACTTAGAACAACTACCATCTAAATAAACTGCAGTTTTACCAAAGTGGTTATATATTTGATTTAGTGTGTCGGTAAAGTTTGTAAATATAATAACCTTTTTACCTTGTTCTATAATGTTTTCTGCTAACTCGATTGTGTTATTAATTTTTTCTTGTGCGATTACTTTTCTTACTTTCATTAGTTTACCAAACTGAATTGTAAGTGACGATGACTCTTCAGGGTTTTGGTCATACCAATCAAAATATTCACCCATTAATTCTTCGTAGTCTTTTGATTTGAGTCTTAAATAAACCGGTGTAATAATTTTTTCAGGTAAATCCAAAACTTCTTCTTTTAATCTTCTTAGAATGTGTGTTGAGGTTCTTTCTCTTAATTCATCAAGATTAGATGCTCCTGTAACGTTCCACACCTTTCTTTTTCCAACACTAAATTGAAATCCGTTACAATATCTTTTAGCATATGCCATCCAGTTCATTGCCACAGGACTATCAACAAGATTTAATAAATTATAATAATTCATAGGTCGAGAGGTCATAGGTGTTCCTGATAATAACCAAACTCTATTTGATTTACTTGCAATGTCGTTGGCAATTTTTGTTCTTTGGGCTTGTGGATTAGAAATCATATGCGCTTCATCCATGATTACTAAATCAAAATTAATCTTCATTATTTCTGATTTATCTTTTTCTTTGGTGTCATGGAAATTTTTTAAAATGTCGTAGTTCACAATAACAAAATCATGTTCATCTGAAAATTTCTTACCCTCTGCAATATAAACAGACCTATCTGAATAATTTGCAATCTCTCTTTGCCAATTTATTTTCAAAGATGCAGGACACACAATTAAAACTTTTTTAGCTCCCGTTTCTAAAGCGGCAATAATAGTCGATGTTGTTTTACCAAGACCCATATCATCCGCCAAGATAAACTTTTTATTTCTTACGAGTTTTTCGATTGCCTCTTTTTGATGCTCCATAGGTGGTCTATGGGTATACTTGTTGTAATCAATTGAAATGTTTTTAACTTCATTATCTTTTAGTAATGCTGATTTTGGCATCCAAAAGTCGTGTAAAGTTTCACCTGAAAAGATTTTACCCCAAATATGATACGCCTTATCCTTTTCGACTAACAACTTTTCAACATAAATTTCAGAAGGTTCTTTGGTATACATTTTATCTTCCATAAGTTTTTTACCAAAATATGAATCTAACTTAACCCATTTTTTTGCAACTTTTGGTTGTGTTGTGTTATAATTATTGATATAATCCGCCTGCGGTCTTGTAGGTACGAAAGACTTACTATTCTCTTTTTTGTGTTTTAAATTAAGGATATAGTTATTTGACCCTTCGTAATCATCTAATATTAAAAGGGCTTTTGATTCGGGTGTTTTAGGCACAAAATCTTCCATAGTATATTAAAATATAATAAAATTCAAGAAAAAATCAATCAAAGTATTTATAAGTATGACACAACCAAGAGTTCCTATAACAAGACTAAACAAATTTTTTTCTGAAGAAGATTTTGATTTAGATATTTCCATGGGTGAAGAATGGTTAGGTGGTGATATGAATTTTACTTTGGTCTTATATAGAGTGGATAAGCAGAAAACAAACAACGACGATGTTTATGGTGAAACTTTATCAGATGGAATACAGTTTTTAGCTCCAATTGAATTTAAAGGTTACGTACAAATAGAGGCACCAACTAATACTGATTATGGAAATTCTAAATTAACACAAAGCGAACCAGGTAATTTAAAAATTGGTGTTTATCAAAAAGAATTGGACAATTTAGAAATTGATATTTCTTATGGGGACTATATTGGTTATTACGAAACAGAATCAAAAGTGAGATATTTTAGTGTTGTTGACGATGGTCGTGTAGTGTCAGACAATAAACACACATACGGTGGTTATAGACCATTTTATCGGTCAATTGTTGCGGCACCTGTTGTTGATGACGAATTTAGAGGAATTTAAAAATGGCATTACCAAAAAAAGTTAAAAATTCATTACCATTAATACCTGAAAAGGTAGGTCGAGAAAGGCGTCAAGAAATGCTTGATGATATTACTGACTATGGTACTTATTTACCTAAAGGCGTTTTACATGCAGATTTGGATAGAGGTATGTTGGATTTTGTAAAAGAAGACCTAAAACTTGTAATGGAAGAAAAGGTCGTACCAACCGTAGATAGAATTATTACAAATCAAAACTGGTCTCAGTTTACTGAAACATGGGACTTTCAAGATTTAGACAAAAATATATCCTTACCATTTATTGCAACAGTAAGAACTCCTGAAGTTAAATATGGAACATTTCAGGGAGGAGCTGCAAATATTCCAAACAGAAGACAATTTTTTTATTATTCGGTCCCAACATGGGATGGTCAAAGAAAAGGGGCTGACGTTTATAAAATACCACAACCAATTCCTGTCGACATTACATATAATGTAAAAATATTTTGTAACAGAATGAGAGAACTTAACGAGTTCAATAAAATTGTTATGGAAAAATTTACATCAAAGCAAGCTTATAGACAAATAAAGGGACATTATATTCCATTAATAATGGAAAGTGTTGCTGATGAGTCAGCAAAAGACATAGGAAAAAGAAAATACTATATCATAAGTTATACTTTTATCATGAAAGGTTTGTTGATTGATGAAGATGAGTTTGAAGTTTCACCAGCGATTACTAGACAACTTTCGATGTTTGAAGTGGATACAATTAACAAATCAAGAAGAGTTCAACAACAACCACCAAGACCCGATTTTTTTGATTTGGATTTGACTTTTCTCCCCGGCGTTACCACTCTGTCTGAAGTTTTTAGATATACGGTTGATTTAAAAGTTTCGGGAGTTGAAAATTTGGTAAGTTGTTACAATTTTTCATTTACATCTAATACATCAAACAATTTAAACTTTACGGGGTGTAATGGTATTCCAATATCAATTTCAGGTATTACATCAGGAACATCATCGACATATTGTGTTCAAGGCGGAACAATACCATCTTTTTCTAACCCAACGGGAGTAACCATATCAACAACAAGTTCGGTTTGTAACGACTCGTTTTCGGTTTTTATAAATGGTAACTACGTAGGTGATAATTTATCAGTCATCCAAATAAATGATGGTGATACTTTGGTTGTTAATGCTTTTAAAAAACTTATTACGCAAACTTCTGTAATAAAAACAGTTGCGTATTTGGTTTAATTATTCACCATACAAGTCTTTTTTCTTTTCACAATTTTTTTTAATCAAACTTTCCAAAAATTTATACATCTTTAATCCATTCACTTCGCAATACTTTTTTAGGATTTGATGGGTTTCCTCTGAAATTTTTAAGTTTTTAATTTTTTTCATTATGTTAATTTTCATTAGGCAGAAAAAAGGTAGAATTTTTTCTTACTTAGAAATAAATATTGGTTTGTAGTAAAGTTTTTTACAATTTATTATTGTATTTATATATAAAATAAAAGAAAAAACTTTACATTTAACATGGCATCTAATAAAATATTCGTTTCGCCAGGAGTTTATACTTCAGAAAGAGATTTAACATTTGTAGCTCAAAGTGTTGGGGTTACTACATTAGGTTTAGCAGGAGAGACACTTCGTGGTCCTGCATTTGAACCAATTTTCATAACAAATTTTGATGAGTTTACCACTTATTTTGGAGGTACTAGTCCTGAAAAATTTGTAAACACACAAATTCCAAAATATGAATTAGGTTATATCGCTAAATCATATTTAACACAATCAAATCAATTATTTGTAACAAGAGTACTTGGATTATCTGGTTATGATGCGGGACCATCTTGGTCTATTACTACAATCGCAAACCCTAATCCATCAACGATGACGGCAACAGGTACAACAGGTCCTTTGGGTATAACATTCACAGGGACAACTGGAGGTACTATTACTTTCACTTCCTCTATACCAGGAGCAATTAACGTAAATGGTAGTTTTTACAACACGTACACACAATTTGATGGTGGAACTTCCTCAGTAAATCAAGACTTACAAACATACGTTACTAACAGAATTAGTTCATTCGCAATTTCAGCCTCAACATCTGGAAATACCGCACTATTTTGGGGTAGTGTAAGTTCTTCTACTTTCAATTCAGTAACAAGTGTTAGTACAAACGGTACAGGAACAATTACATCATACTCAGAAACATTTGGTGTTGGTAATTTAACAGGGGCAACTGCTAGTTCTTTGTCTGCACAAACAACAAACGACCCTTGGTACTACGCATTATTTGATTATACTCATAATCCACCAAACAACAGTTACTATGGTGTTGGTTTTGGGGTCGCAATGTCAGGTATTTCATCAACACCAGTTTCAGGTGTTTACTCAGGTACAGTTGCGGTTTATACCACAAATTATTCAGGTTCACCATACAGTGAATATGATGAAGTTGTTGTTGCGACTTTAAGGTCAAGAGGTATTTCAACATTTAGTTCTACTCAACACGGACCTTTATTTCAAGTTTCAGCAACTACAGGCGTTACAATGGTTTGCTCAGGTAAATATTCGGGAGTTACTAAAAACCCTAAATTGACTTTCCTTATTACAGGAACAACTTATCAAAATACAAACTTCTCGTTTGAAACATCAATGAACAGTCTAAGTCCAAACTTTTTGAGAAAAGTTTTTGGAGGTAGTAATTTTGGAAAAAGTAGAACAGATGTTCCAATTTTTGTTGAAGAAACTTATAGTTCACTACTTAATTATGGATATAACGAAGGAAAAATTAGAGGACTATATTGTGATTTAGTTGAATTACCTGGAGTTACAGACTCTACTAACTTAAACTATTCAGATAGTATCGCCTTCTATTTGGAGCAATACCAAACTCCTAAAACCCCTTATTTAGTTTCTGAATTACGTGGTAGTAGAGTATTTAACCTATTTAGATTTGTTTTAATATCTGATGGTAACGCGGCTAACACTTTGGTAAAAATATCAATCGCAAATATCTCATTTAATAATTTAACGTTTGACGTATTAGTTCGTGATTTCTACGATACAGACTCAAATGTTGTTGTTTTAGAAAGTTTCCGTGGTTGTACTATGAACCCTAGTCAAAATAGTTTTATAGCTAAAAAGATTGGTACATCTAATGGTGAGTATCAAGTTAGGTCTAAATATGTTATGTTAGAAATGAACAACGATGCTCCGATAGACTCACTACCTTGTGGTTTTGAAGGATATATTTCAAGAGAATATGCTAATGCAACTCCACCATTTGTTCCATATAAAACTGTATATTATAAACCAAACGAACTTATTTATGACCCACCATTTGGTACTACAAGTGGATTTAATAATGAACAACGTTCTTCGGGTGAGAGTCCTCGTTTTGCTTACTTAGGTATCAGTAACGGTGTTGGTTTTGATTATGATTTTTTCCAATATAAAGGAAAACAAATTCCTAATAATTTGGCAACTGCAACAACTGGCGATGAGTGGGGTTATAAAACAAAAGGTTTCCACTTAGATAGTGGAGCAACTATTGTTACCATATCATCAGCCTACGCAACGTCAGGGGAAAGTGCATTTTACGTAGGTAGGGGCTCATTTGACTCAGAACCTACTAATGTTTCCGACACATACTATAACCTAAATACAAGAAAATTCACAGTTTTACCTTATGGTGGTTTTGATGGTTGGGACATTTATAGAGAATATAGAACAAACGGTGATACTTTTGCTCTTGGTCAAACTGGGTTTATGAATGGAGCTGCAAGTTCAGTTACTTACCCAACCGCTACGGGTTGGGGGGCATTCAAACCTATTTCTGGACCTAATCAAGAAAATTGGGCAAATACTGACTACTACGCATATCGATGGGGTCAAGATACATTCGCTAACCCTGAAAGAACTAATATAAATGTATTTGCAACACCGGGTATTGATTATGTAAACAATTCAAATTTAGTTGAAGACGCGATAGAAATGGTACAATTCGATAGAGCGGATTCACTTTATGTTTGCACAACACCAGACTTTAACTTATTTTTACCATCTTATGATGATATTTCTGAAGGATTAATATTCCCAACAGAGGCGGTAAATAATTTGGAACAAACAGGAATCGATTCAAACTACACAGCTACTTATTATCCTTGGATTTTAACATTAGATAGTGTATCAAACACACAACTTTACATTCCTGCAACATCAGAGGTAGTTAGAAACTTCGCATTAACTGATAATATTGCATTCCCATGGTTCGCATCGGCTGGTTACACAAGAGGTTTGGTAAACGCAATTAGAGCAAGAAGAAATCTTACTCAAGATGATAGAGATACATTATATAAAGGAAGTATTAACCCAATCGCCACTTTTAATGATGTTGGTACAGTAATATGGGGTAATAAAACTTTACAAGTAAGAGAATCTGCACTAGATAGAATTAATGTTAGAAGACTATTATTACAAGCTCGTAAGTTAATTTCGGCTGTGGCGGTTAGATTATTGTTTGAACAAAACGATGCTAAAGTTAGACAAGATTTCTTGGATTCAGTAAACCCAATATTAGACCAAATTAGAAGAGACCGTGGTCTTATTGACTTTAGAGTTCAAGTATCTAACACACCTGAAGACTTAGACTCTAACACTTTAACAGGTAAAATATTTATAAAACCTACAAGAGCGTTAGAATATATTGACATCGAATTTGTAATTACACCGGCAGGAGCTTCATTTGATGACCTATAAAAATAACAATATAAAAAAATGAAAATAGAAAAAAAAATAATAAAAGAATCTCTTGGTTATACAAACACAGGAAAAAAAACATTTTCTAATAAAAAACAAAATATTGTTTTAACTGAGAGTCAACTTGAAAAACTATTAGAAATACTTAAAAAGTAATGAATTTAAAAGGTTTGGTTAAAAGGGGAATTAAAAAATTCATAAAAGAAGGTTTTGATGAGGTAGGACGACCTGACTTGAAATATTATGCGTTTGATTGGGACGACAACATCATGTTTATGCCAACATCTATTATGGTTGTGGATGAAGATGAAAATGAAGTCCCAATGTCAACTGAAGACTTTGCAGAGTATCGGTCAGAAATCGGGGTTGAACCTTTTGATTATAGAGGAAAAAAAATCATAGGGTATGCTTTGGGGGCTTTTAGAAATTTTAAAGAACCAGGTAATAAAAGATTCATATTAGATTCCATGATGGCTAAAACAGGTCCTGCTTGGAAAGACTTTGTGGAGTGTATTAACGGGGGTTCAATATTTGCAATCATCACAGCAAGGGGTCATAGTCCTGAAACACTTAAAGAGGCAACATACAACCTTATAATGAGTAATAAAGAGGGTATTAACTCGCGAGAGTTAGCTAAAAATTTAAATGAGTACAGAAAAATAGGAAACAAAGTGTCAAATGATACCAAAATTGAAGCATTATCACCATCAGAATTAAATGAATATTTAGACATGTGTGTTTTTGAACCGGTATCCTTTAATAAAGGTAGTGCATCAAACCCTGAAATAGAAAAATTCAACGCACTTAAAAACTTTATTTCTTATTGCAGAGACTTGGCAAAAGAATTGTCAAAAAATATGGAATTAAGGGGGACACCGATGTTTAAAAACGATGTTAATGCAAATCCTATATGGGAACCATTAATTGGTTTTTCAGATGATGACCTAAGAAATATTGAGAAAATATCTGAATTGTTAAATCAAGAATATGAAGAAAATCCAGTAAACTTATATTTAACTAAGGGAGGAGAAAAAGTTAAATACTAGGTTCTAGTTATAGAATATTTTAAAAAAAATAAAAAGTAAATAAAAAAAATTATTTTTAGATATTTATAAAATAAATAAAACAAACTTAAAACAAAAGATATGGCTGATTTATTAATGAAAATGCCCTTTCAGTATGAACCTAAAAGAAAAAATAGGTTTATCATTACTTTCCCTTCTTCTTTGGGGATTAACTCTTGGTATGTTGAATCCACGTCAAGACCAAAAGTTGAAATCAAAGAAGTGGAAATTCCATTTTTAAACACATCAACATATGTTGCAGGTAGATTTACTTGGGGTACGATTGATGTTACGTTCCGTGACCCTATTGGACCATCAGCATCACAAGCGTTAATGGAGTGGGTTCGTTTACACGCTGAATCAGTTACAGGACGTATGGGTTATGCTGCAGGATACAAAAAAGATATTGATTTAGAAATGTTAGACCCAACAGGTGTGGCGGTTGAAAAATGGATATTACAAGGAGTATTTTTAACAAGTGTTGATTTCGACTCGTTAGGTTATAGTGAAGATGGACTTATCACAGTAAAAGCAACATTAAGACCTGACAGATGTATTTTAGTATACTAAAATAAAAATAAAATATATTACAATCCCATCTTTTCAGGTGGGATTTTTTATTTACATTGACTATTGTAAAACTATTTTTAAAATAAAAAACTATGGAGCAATCAGAAATTTATGGACAAATGGATTTTAATTTACCACACGATGTGGTAAACCTACCGACTAAAGGTATTTTTTACAAACCAAAAAAGGAAAGTTTAAAGGTAGGTTATCTAACAGCAACTGACGAAAATATTTTAATGTCACCAAATTCGCTCAAAGATGGTATCGTAACCAGTCTTTTAAAAAATAAAGTTTATGAGCCAGGATTTGACGTAAACCAACTTTTAGAAGTTGACGCCAGAGTTATTCTTATCTTTTTAAGAAACACGTCTTTTGGTACAGAATATAATTATGAGTTGACAGACCCACTTACAAATAAAAGATTTGAAATAACAATAACATTAGAAAACATATCCTATGAAGAGCCAAAAGTTAAACCAAATGAATTGGGTCTTTTTGAATTTGTTTTACCTAAGTCAAATAAAAAAGTTTTATTAAAGTTATTATCATTAGGGGATATTTCTGATTTAGATAAAATTAAGGATTCTTATCCTAATGGGATGGTTGCGCCCACAATAACTAAAACTTTAGAAAAACACATTATAGAAATAGATGGGAATAGAGATAGAGAATATATTTCATCATTTATAAGTCGATTACCAATTGCGGACTCTAAGTCAATAAGAAAATTTATAAAAGATTGTGAACCTTCTTTGGATTTAAAAAAAACAGTTATCGCCCCATCAGGAGAAAAAGTAACTTTTGAAGTTGCTTTTGGGGTGGAGTTTTTTCGCCCTTTCTTCACAGTATAAAATAAATCTCATGGATGAGATATACTATCTTTGTAAATATTGTAATTTCACATACAAAGATTGTATGAGTATGCCTACGTTCGAAAGAAAATATTTCATAAATAAGTTAATTGAAGAAAATAAAAAAAATTAACTCGAATAAATACTTATTAGTATGATGATGTTATTTTTTGGTAGTGAACCTTCCGCTAGCTCAGGCGCAAAAACCTCGGATGGAGGTACTTCTGCATACAATACAGCCACAGGATTAAAAGGTCAAATAGGTGAACTAAAAGAAGCTTTACAAAATTTTGTTATAGGTGCAGAACCTCAGACAATATTAGAAAACGCAAATAAGGCTCTTATATCTATGAATGACCAAGCGTTGTCTTTACAAAGGACAATGGGAGGGTTTGTCACTGGAGCTGCCCAGTTTAGAGAAAGATTAACTCAAGCGTATCATGAAACTTTGGATATAGGGTCATCATTCCAAGACGTAACAGATGCGGTAGAGGGGTTAGCGGCTAGTATGGGTAAAATGGTCAATCCATCGAAAGAGGTACTTGTAAGTATGGTAACACTATCAAAGAGTACAGGTATGGCATCAAAGGATGTTGCTGGAATGGTAGGTGAGTTAAGTAGACTTGGTGGGACACAAACCGCTAATTTACTACAGATGGAAAAAATTGCTGAATCAGCAAGAAAGTCAGGATTGAGTGCTAAAGGATTAATGACAACAGTAAAAACTGGTTTAAAAGATGTAAGTGGGTTTGGTTTTAAAAATGGTATAGACGGTCTTACAAAAATGGCTAAACAAGCTATGGTATTAAGAACAACCATGGAATCATTGGGGACTAAGGTATTACAGGGAAAAGTTTTAGACCCTGAAGGTGCTATTGAAACAGCGGCGGCCTTTCAGATGATGGGAGGGGCTGTTGGTAAATTAGCAGACCCATTTCAACTTTTGCACATGGCACAAACAGACATGGCAGGTCTACAAGAAGAACTTGTTAAATCAACAAAATCAGCATTTAGTTTCAACAAAGAAACAGGTAAGTTCGATATTGCCACTCAAGACATGTATAGATTAAGAGAACAGGCAGACCTTACAGGTGCCAATTTGGAAGATTTAGTTAATGCAGGTAGAGAAGCTGCCAAATTAGATATGTTGAAAGATAAATTTGGTTTAGATTCTTTAGATGAAGATTCACAAAACTTAATCGCTGGTTTAGCAGAAATAGGTGAAGGTGGAAAAGTTTCAATAGATATTCCAGGGTTTAAAAAATTAGAAGCAGATACCGCCGAACAACTTCAAGCACAATTAAAAAGTGCTGACACACAAAAAGCGTTAAAAGATTATCAAGACAAAGCGGCATTATCAGAAAAAGATTTAGCGGTCGCTCAAATGACGATTACAGAAAATCAAGCAAAAGATGTTAATATTATAAAAGAAGCTGTGTTGAAAGGTTTTACCCAAACAGAAAGAGACGAATTGTTAGAAGAAATTAAAAGGGCTAATGATAAGATGGGAGACCAAGCAATAACCGCTTCTGAAGCACCGTCAGGTGTAGATAGGGAGGGACTTAAAGCGTACGATAAAGGTATTGCTGAAGCTGCAGACCAGTTCCGTGTATTACCTGCAGTGAACACAGCATACAAGGAAGCGATGGATAACCTTACAAAAGCATTTGAAAATAAATCTGACGTAGTGACAACTGGTGGTGCAACAGGATTACAAGATGTTGAAGACCTTTTTTTACCGAAAGATGGTAAACCAATGGTTATGTCAGAAGGCGCAATATATAAAGGGATAGTTGGAGACCAAGTTGCGATGGGTACAAACATAGATGAAATATTTAATAGTTCGGGTAAACTTGTAGAAAATATGTCTCAAAATAACCAAACTTTAGGAGGTGCTCTCGACTTAAACATCAATCTTTCAGGTAGAGTTAATGGAGACAACAATTCGGACTTGAACAAATTGTTTTCCTCACCAATTTTTCAAAAACAATTGATGGATATGGTTCTATACAAAATGAAAGATTATCAAAAACAACAGGGTGTTCTTTAGAAAAAATCTAACTATAATCTATTTATCAAATAAAGTTTAATGGAAAGTCCACTTTCATTCAATTCTACAGAAAACTTTAGAAAAAAATTGTTGGCAAGAAATCTGCCAGCATATCGTGTTGTCAATTTTTTTGGAACAGATGATAAACCCGCTAAAGGTGAATTTACTTATACAGACCTAACTCCTGTTGATTCAACACCAATCGAAATAATTGGAGACAGACAAGAAAGAATATTATTTCCAATAAATCAGTATGGTCCCGAGGATAGTGAAGAATACGGAGACATGGTTCAAATTAATAAAAATCTGAACTACAAATCAAACGAAGGACAATATGACTTAACAGATACCATCTTAAGTGATTTAGAAACGATTGGTGATAATTCAGAATTATATCACATAGTAAAAAATGTTTACAAACCTCAAAATAATATTGCAGGGTTTGGAAGTTCGGTTTATTTTATTAATGACGACAAAAATATTTTAACAATTGGTGAAGGAGAATATACAATTGTTGATACATTTAACAACTATTTGGAAAGAATAGGAAACCAAAAAGAAATAGATTTAAAAATATTAAATAAATGGGGTGTTTTTGCGAGTGAAGATTTTGGACAAACTGTTTATAATATTAATGATGTATTAACACTTTCATCATTTAGAACACAATCACCATATTCTATTTCATATACAATTGGAAATGAATTGGAGTTTGTTGGTAATACTCAAGAAGGGATATTATACGCAAGTAATCAATATTTTCCCACATCGCAAGGTGATGAAATTTATGGAACAACTTTGTGGTCAATAAATAATGACCTACAACAATATAGAATAAGTTCTAGCATTGGAACTGGCGAATATGACTTTACAGATACAATTCAAAGTGGATTAGAATTAGAAGGTGTAGATGAGAGACCACAATTATTTAAATTAAATTTATATAGACCTGAAAATGGACAAAGTGAGTTTGAGGTCGAAATGTATAGAACTTTAAGAATATTATTTTTATCACAAGGAAATTATACAATCGAAGACACAGTTTCTAATCGTCTAGAAAGAGTATCACAAGAACAAAGACCAATCTTATTTACAATAAATCAATACGGTTCTGAAACCGAAAGAAGACAATCTGATATAAATCTTAATTTTCAAACAAAATCAAATGAAGGTGAATATGGTTTTCCTGATACTGTAAATAGTGAATTAGAAAATATAGGACAGGTTGTTGAAAATAGAACTTATATAAATAACAAATATGGACCAAGTCCTGCTTTAGGTAGTACTACATCATATGGCGATTCTGTCGTTATAAATGATGATTTATTACCGGCAGATAATGTTGGTCCATATGGTATCGATGACACTATTGGTAGTACTTTAGAAATACAAGCCGGTCAAAGTGAAACACAGGCATATCTATCAAATACATATTCAACAGGAACTGGTTCATATTCTGATATTGATTTTGACAATGAAGTAATTCAAGTATTACAACTACCTTACGCAAATTCAGATAATACGTTTATTTTTCTACCTTCAACATATACACCATATAGTATTTTGTTGCAAAATAATCCAACAGGGTCTGATGGGCCGTTATCTCAAGATTCAAACTTAGCTAAAATAAGTGCAAAAAATTTACAAAAGGAGTTTAAATCTAGAATTGCGTTAGAATTATTACAACAAACAGTTGGTAGAGTAAATGCCGTTAGTTCATCAATTGACCCACAAACAGGTGGAATTTCTGCAAAACCAAATACTGACCCATTCGATGTTTTAGGTATGGCAACAGGAAACATTCCTGTAATCGCCATGAACTATAAGATTACATCACCACCTGATGTTGCGGGGGTACCGACACCATTAGACGTTGTAGACTTTGCAGGTAGATTGGCCGGTTTATATAGTCCATATTCATATATTATTGGTGAGTTATTTGATTATCCTACAAGAATTAATAATCAAAACACTTTTTTACAAAACACACTTTCTGCGTTAGGAGGTCAAGGTGGTCCTATTTTTAACTACAAAGAACCTGCAAATAACAACGCATCAGAATTATTGATGACTTATACATCAATACCAACAAGAAGTTTAATATTTCAACAATTATCATATAACTATTTTAGACCTGACTACCAAAAGGGGCTTAGTTTACTTGCACCACAACCAAAATTTTACATAGGAGATAATAAAAGCTCTATTACAAAATTAGTAACACCTGATGTTTCAGAGTTACCACTTTCAAAGTACAATGATAATGCATCTTCTTACGGACCTGTTTTATCTTACTCAAACTTAGGAAAAGCTTATGAAACAAATCAATTAGATGAAACAAAATTTGGAATCAATAGTCGAAACTACTATAGTGCAGGTGCAGCGGCAGATGGAACCACATTAGTAAATTCTACAGTTTTTGGAGGATTTACATGGACAAGTAGTGATAACTATACCAAACCTGGAAAACTACCACAAAGAGGAGGTGCTGATTTAACACAATGGGGAACACCACCAAGTTATAGAGAAGACGACTCAAGTTCATACGATTTTACACCCGGTTCATTATTAGACACAACTCAAAAATTAGTTGATGCCGGTAACAAATCTCAGTACAAAACTGAACACGTAGGAAACGCAATCAATCAAGTTTCTAAAATTTTTAATGATGGTTACCAAGAATTAACTAAAGGTTCAAGAGTTGTAAGATATTCAACAAAAACTTCAGTTGGTGAACAATCAGAAAATCCAGTTGGATATGAATATTGTAGAGTGTTTACAAAGGATAGACCCTATTACACATATAGAGAATTACAAAAAACAGATGGTAACATTAGAAAATATCCTGACTCGGTATTAACAAATACATATAACTTAAATATTGTACCTTATAGTGACGCAAGTTCAAGTAGTTTAGACTTTGGAAAAGACAAGGTAAAAAAATATATGTTTTCTTTAGAAAATTTGGCTTGGAGAACATCAAATACTCCTGGATTTACATACGAGGATTTACCAACTTGTGAAAAAGGACCGAATGGGGGTAGAATTATGTGGTTCCCTCCTTATGATTTATCATTCGACGAAAATATACAAACATCATGGGAAGACAATACATTTTTAGGAAGACCTGAGCCAATATATACTTACACAAATACTACAAGAAATGGAAACATTAGTTTTAAAATTTTAGTTGACCACCCATCAGTAATGAATGTTTTGGTTGATAGAGAATTAGAAAGAGAAGGTGAAGGTTCAATTACTCAAGTAATTGATTCATTTATTGCGGGATGTACAAAGTATGATATATATGACTTAATTAAAAAATGGGTAACATTCACACCTCAAGAAATTTTTGAAACTCAAGTTTTAGTTAGAGAAATAACAGAAACTGAATTTATTACAAAAATTCCACCACCAATACCACCATTACCACCGGACCCTTGTTCACAATACGATTATGCCGTAGGAAATAGTGCCACAACTATAAATTATACAGGTTGCGGGCAAACAACACTGACTTCACTACCATTATTAAGTGGTGCGACTGGTACTGTTTGCGTTGAAAAAAATACCGTACCTTATTTTACAAATGCGATTGACGGAACAATTACACCAACTGGAAAACCGTGTAATCAACCATCACCAACACCAACACCATCACCAACGCCATCAACTACTCCACCACCACCAACACCATCACCAACACCTACTACAACACCACCACCTACACCATCACCAACACCTAGTGTGACACCAGCGCCTACATTTACTCCAACAATTATACAACCTAATTTACAAGATATTGGATTTTATTTCCATAATGATTATCCTGGACAAAAAACCGTAAATGGTGTATTTGACCCATTACAGGCACAAAAACCTTTTGATGAAGTTTATCAGGATTATTTAGCTCTTAAACAAGGTTATTTAGAAACAGGAGGAACAGACTTATTTGGTAAAACTTTCGGGAAGGCTAGAAATTTTATTTTTAAATATAATGACGCTACCTATACACAATTTACACAAGCACAAATTCAGAATTTAAGCCCCGCAGCACAAACTCAATATCTATCTTCATTCATAGACGCAAGAAAAGATAGTGTTAGTAAGTTTTTTGATTATATTGAAAGTGAATTTAATGACGCAAAAAAATTGGCCGTTGTAATTGGAGACGCTCTATCACAAGGAAAAAAAGTTAAATTTAGTTTGTCAGGTACTGCATCATCGGTACACAATCCTGACTACAATATAAAACTATCAACAAGAAGAGGAGATAGTGTTAGACAGTGGTTATACGCTCAACCAGCCGGTTCTAAAAAAATTGGGGATTATGCAGAAGACGGAAGTATTGTAGTAAAAGTTCAAACTTATCAAGGTGAAGGAGGTAAGTTAGACCAAGACCCATACAAATATATTGATTGTTCTAAATCATTTAAAAATAATAGTAATGAAGGTGTGTCCTCAGTAAACGCAATGGCGTGTAGAAGAGTTAGAATTGTTGATGTCGAAATACTTGACCCTGTTGATAACACATTAAACAATACGGGTAATGACAACTCTAATGTAAATAACGTAGAAAATAGTGGAGCAAATGGAGATGGAAGTACTTCTGTTGAAGGGGATTTTAATGCATCGCAAGAAACTAATAATACTAATACTAGTTATTTAACATCTGAAGTAAACGATGATGTTGAATTGGAATCTAATACACAGAATAATCCACAACCAGTAGAATCTAATAATACTTTTGTTAGTCAGACACCAAGCGGAGGACCACAAAATCAAACACCCGAAACAGTAACAAGAACAAGAACTGAAAGAACAACACAATTAACATCACAAAGAAAAAAAGAACTAACAAAAAAATTAGGTAGAAAATTATTAACTGAGTGTAATTACTTTGACATGATTAAAGATTCTGATGAAATGATTTATAACGGAATAAAACAAAAATTCAAATTTTTTAATCCTGCATTTCACTCAATCACACCTGAAGGTTTAAATTCTAGATTAACATTCTTACAACAATGTATGAGACCTGGTGATACCATCCCTACTGTTAGTGAATCATTAAAAGGTGAAGTTAAACTACTTTTTAATGACGTAACAAACAGCGTATTTGGTTCACCACCTATTTGCGTATTAAGGATTGGAGACTTTTTCCACACAAAAATTAAACTCGATTCGCTTAATTTTAAATACGATGATGGAAAATTTGATTTAAATCCCGAAGGTATAGGTGTGCAACCCATGATAGTTGACGTAACAATTGGTTTTAGCTTTATAGGGGCACATGGTTTAGCAGGTCCTGTATCTAAATTACAAAACGCACTATCTTTTAATTACTACGCCAATACAGAAATGTACGATGATAGAGCTGACGATACTGCTAAAAACGAAACCCTTGATACCTATGACAAATTAATTGAAGAGGAAGCTTTAAATAGATTTGGGGTTGTTGCTAACCCAAGTAATAGAGGTACTCAAAATGACGGAGGGGTTCCAATTGGTACGATGGGAGAACAAAAACTTGATATTCAAACAAATATTGTAACAGGAAATATCAGATATCAGAATGTAATGCAAAGTTTAGTTGATAAGAGTAAAGAATACTTTGAAGTTGTAGAACAAACACTTTCTAAAGTTAATGATGAATTATTCATAGGTGGATTACAATTATTAACAAAAGAAAGAGAATATACTTCAGGAAGTTTTAACGCTTTAGGTAGTCCACAATCGTGTACAATTTATGGTAAATCAATAAATATTGAAACAAGAGTTAACAACCTAAAAACTAAAGCAAAAGAAGATGTTGATAACAACGATTGCCCAATACTCGCATTAGTTGATAACTCCAATTTTAGTGATATACAAATAAGAAAAGTGAAAAGAAGAATACAAGATTTGATAGACGCTAAGGCTGGTCAAATTTTAGGAGTATTAGAGGTTAACAATAGTACGATTACAGCAAAAGAATTAGAATGGATAGGTATTGTTGACAAATTGAATTATATTATGAACGGTAACGATGGTTACATAACAAAACAAGGTAATGCTTATATCTATAATATATCAGGAACCACTCAAATTACTGCACCATATCCACAAGGAGTTACAAATACTTTACAAGAATTAACTCAAGAATCTTATTTAGTGAAAAATGACATTAACGATTTTATACAACAATTAAGTACTTTTAATGTAATTCCATCGGGCAGTTATGAGTACAATGATTCATTTTCTTTTGACACTTATATTCCAAATTACACCCCGGCTAAAAATAGATTCTTCATACTTTTCGGTACCGACATTTTGAAAAAACCTCAAGATTTTATAAATAGTATTATAAATGTGGCAATACCAAATGCGGGTCAGGCCGATAAAGATGCTTGGGACACCTATTTCACAAATATAATTACAACACCACAAACAGGTTTAGGTGCCGATTATTTGACTTCCAAAAATACTCAAGACGCAAATTTGAAAAAATTTAGAGATGATTACTATTCAAACAAATATACAAACTATAGACCTTATGATGTTTCTAAAGAAAGACTTTGTGCGTTAGTAACTAAATTACCACCATTAGCCCCTTCAGATTCTAATATGAAAGACTTATATTCACAAGTTAACTCTGGAGGTAATAAATTTAATTTGAAAAAATCTTTCCCATAATGGATTACTACAATAGATATAAAGACTTTATAATCAACGGGCAACAAACGGTAGTTTTTTATGTAAATTTACCAATTAGACCTACTGACCAACAATACCTTTATTTAGTTGGTAAATCCCGTCTTGATAAAATTAGTTTTGAAAAATACAGTACTCCATATTTTGGTTGGTTAATTTTAACCGCCAACCCTCAATACGGTGGTTTAGAATCAAATATTCCTGATGGTGCTATTTTACGTATACCATTTCCATTAGTTAGTGCATTACAAGACTACAAATCTGCAGTAGATACACATATATTTTATTATGGCCGCTAGATTAAAACAAAATAAAAAAATATTCATAGAAACTGAGTATAACAACATCGTTGTTGTTAATCCTAATGAAGTATATGATAGTACAGGAAAAAGAGAACCAAGATTTGTAGAGCAAGAAGATTTGGTTTACTACGCTAATTTAGAAACATTCATAATCCCAAGAACGAAGTTGGCGGTTGGAGAGTCTTTTGATGTACAAAGTACCGCTATCGCAACTTTATTTGAAGGAGAAGACGATTTAAAAATTAACTTTTTAAAACCAAAAGGTAAAACCGCATTTGATTCAAGTTGGACGGACCAAATAACGGGTAAAGATTCAAGGGACTTTCGTGGGATAAATCGAAATATTCAAAGAGTTGTTGAAACAGAAAAGGTGCAAAGATTTGAAAAGTCTGTTGGTGGTTATGAAGACACCCAACTATTAGGAATAAATAGAATTAGTGTTAGAATAAAAGGAACTGGTGTGCCTGAAGTGTCAATATCGATGACAGACATACAAGGAAGGTCTTTATTTGAGCAGGGTGAAAATTCGTTATATTCGGCTTTTTTTAATTTTCCATACCCTCTGTTCTATTTGACTTTAAAAGGTTACTATGGAAAGGCCATAAGATATAGACTATCACTCACATCTTTTAACGCTAAGTTCAATGCTGAAAATGGAAACTATGAGATAGATTTAAAATTAATTGGTAAGTTTACAGCACTACTATTTGATACACCACTATCTTATTGCTCAACTTCACCGTACATGTATAATAGTGTCATTACCATTACTGACCCAGTTACAAACACCAAAAAAACTCTTAACACATATAAAGGAAGACAAAAACTTGAAGAAGTTTACAACACATATAAAAGGAAGGGATTAATTCCTGATAATTTTCCTGTTTTATCATTAACGGAGTTAATTAATAGAATAGACAACTTTGACGCTAACTCACAGGCCGAATTAGAAAAAAAGGGAGATTTTACAAAACTTAATGACATTCAAGATTACTCTACAAACCTAATAAATTTAAATAAAGATGTTTTTGAATACGCACTTAGTACCGCTCTTGATGATAGTAATTTTATTGTTATAGACAATAACATATATTATCCATACAAAAAAGAGTTGGGTATTGGTGAAGAAGTAAAAGTAAAAACAAAAATAGATGAAAGAATTAAAGGATATGTTAATTTTCTATCCATTAATCAAACTTTTGGAACAAACCCACCGAAAAAAAGAGAAAAAAAAGACGAAAAATTTGAAATCCCTATTACAATCAAAGATGTAAATGATATTATAAAAAAAGTCGATGTAGAAAGTTTCAAAAAAAACAATCAAGCATTACAAGAAACTTTTTTCTTTAGAACAGGTAAACAAGTAAATATTAGTGACCCAAACACAAATGCGGAGTTTGAAAAATTTGTATTAGATATAAACGCAAGTCTTAGTACAACTCAAAAAGTTTTAGATGCAAATAATAACATAATCGACGTACAACCCGATTATTATTTTTTTGGTAACAAAGTTGTTGCGGATGGTTCTTATATACCTAACTCTTACTTGGATAAGTTAGATAAAATGACAAAAACGCTAGAAGCGTTTCAAAAACAAATAGAGGATGAATTAACTGAATTTTACGCACAAACAGTTATATCGCCAGAAGGAGGTTTAGGATTTAAACCAACTATTAGAAACATATTTGCCGTGTTGTTAGCAGGTGCGGACACTTTTTACCGACTTATGGAGGATGTTCATGAAAAGGCATGGGAAGTAAGAGCGGACAAAGACAGGCTTATGGCTGTAATTCCTCCTGAAAGTATTTCACCTGATGCGTTCAAATCAATACAGACATCTAGCGGTAGTTTGAATAATGATAATGTGGTTTATCCGTGGCCGTTGTATTTTACAAAAGAAAAACAAAGTAACCAAAGTGAGTTATATGTAATTCAATATCCTGGCGACCCAAAAATAATAAAACAAACAAGGGCGTTTAATTACAATATATGGCCTGAAATTGGATTTACAGAAACTTTTTTAAAGGCTCAAACACAAACAGCGGCACCTACAGAAAACTTTACATATAATAATATCAAAGATGTTTCAGAATACATATCGTCAAATGCAATAGAATTTCCATTTAAAACAACCCCTTATCAAAATTTAGATGCGAAAAAATTGTATTACGAAATCTTTGAAAGAGCATATGTTTCAACCTACTATGGAAACTTATTATCGGATTTAGCATCACAAAAACAAGTTGATAAATTTTATGGTGATATTGAAAGTAAAAATTTAAGTTTGGTTGCCCCCCAAGATATTGCCATTAATCAAGATTTAAAAAATTTTAAATTTAACTTACAAAAATTATTGGACTACATGAAAAAGGTGTCTAATAATGGGCAAGGAGAATTATGGAACTTTTATTTAAAAAATAATTATGTAACTCCGTATATTGAAACACTTACTAAAAATCCAAACGAAATATACGGCATAGATACTTTATCTAATAGAACCGTTGAGGTCTCAAGTAAAATAGATTTAGCAAAAAATCTTACAGACTATCTGACAAGTAGTGACTCATCTAAAAAAAATACTTTAGATACATACCCGTTTACTAATTTAGATTGGTTAAAGAAAAATTTATCAAACGGGGACTCAATTCAAGACTTCAAAGATTATAACGATACGACAAAAACTTTTTTATATCTCGATGATAAAAAAACAATCGCAAGAATAAATCAAACCGACAAGTATTCTAATATTAAACTTTTTACCACACCTTATGGTTTTAATAACGGTAATCAAACATATTTAACAGACCAATCAAATAATGTTCAAATATCAACAAGAGATACTCTTAAGAATTTTTATATCAATAGAAAAAATGAAAAGACATTTTTTACCGAGTCATTTATAAACTATGGAAACTCATATAGTGGTAATGTGGGAACATCAATTCAAACAACTTCTTTATTGAATACACCATATTTTATAAACTCAATTGTCGAAGGTGTAAAAAAACAAAAATCAGGAGATACTCAATCTTATGTTCAATTAGGTTACTTATTTTTAAATTCGTTACCTTTAATCACAACAAAAGAAAAACTTATAAATGTTGATAATAATACAATTACTGACTTAGAATATTTAGCGGCAACATTTAAAAAATACTCAGCCGTACATCAAGTTCCTTACGCTTGGGTATTAAAATATGGTTCTATATGGCATAGATACAAAACGTTTGTTAACTCTAACGTTGACATACTTGACGATGTTTGGAAAGACTTTGATTATGTTAAAAGTTATGACCCCACAACATCAGATATTACAAAACAATATCAAATATTTGACTATACAGGAACAACAACACAGACAATTAGTTTACAAGGTTCAAATTTAATAGTTGCCAATATATATGATACCCAAAACGTTGGGTTTTATCCAAAATTAATCGATGATGTAAATTATTATTTGTTTGGTAAAGATTTATTTACCGGTTATACAAGTGCCGCTTTTCAAAACGCAGTAACTGTGGATAATTTTAATATTGGAAAAAATAACACATCATCAACAATATTGAATGTAGGGTTTGATACATCGTCACTTAATAGAACTCTGACTAAAAGAAACTACTATCAATATAGAACTTTTGCCGGAACGTCAAATAGTCCTAGTGGGGGTAACAGAATTGTATTATATCCATCGATGGGGGGTATACCAATTGACCAATCAATATATGAGTGTATAAACTCAAACAATCAAAAAACAATTGAACCATTTTTTAACAAAGCGTTGTATAATGGTTCTGTAAGGTCAGTTTGGGGAGCATCTAACTTTGGATATTTTGATAATAGTTTACTAACAAAACCAAAACCTACGGAATATTTAAAAGTTATAAAAACAAACACTAACAGACAAAATGATTTTGATTTAGTTTCAAACGAATTGAAGTATAGCTCTATAGACGAAATATTCAGTGTTTTCCCAAAAGAATTATTAGATAAATTTGAAGAAAAGTTTTTAGGTTTTTGTAAATACAATTTTGAAATTAAAGATTTACAACTTAACGATGAAGTTACTACGGCAACATATACAAATAGTAATGGTGTTCCGAATGTTGAACAAAAACTTCTAAAAAATCAAATTAGTAATTTGTTTGTTTTTTCAAATGCTGGTTTTGTAAAAACAAATGAAGACGTAGACGGAAAAAGATTGGCAGAATTACAAATTTCTAATTTAACAGAATCAATAAAAAACTTTTTGAACTTTGATTGTGTTATTAAATTGAGTAACCCGTATGATTTTGAAAGAAAACTATTTAACTCTTTTTCTAATCTTAATGAGTTTGTACCTGAAGATAAATATAGATTTGGTTCATATCTTAAAGGTAAATTACCTGGAGACGGAACTAACATTTCATTATTACTAAGTCTCGCTCAAAACCCTACGGCATGGGCGGCAGTTAGAAACTATGTTGGATTTAGTGAAATACCATCAGTTGATTACCAAAATCAAGTACAACCACAATTTCCTTCAGTACCTATTACAAATCAAAATACACCAACACAATATGTTCAACCATCAAACACATCAACTTTTAGAACTTTTCAAGATTTATGTACCGGTCAATACTTTAATATCACTGACCCAAACAATTACTCAGAATCGTCTTTAAACTATACTGATGGTCATATAATTTATTTAGAAACAATTGATAACTCATCACAACCTAAAAACTTTTGTGCTAGAAAAGTTCCTAACAGTGCACAAACAACAACATATAATCTATTAGTGGATGACAATGCGCCACAAACAGACGCTGTTGGAGTAACACCCGAAAGTTACTGTCTTTCTTTTTTTAATTCACTAATAAATTGTACACAATCAAATAATCCAAATGTTAGTATTGTATTCATTGGGCATTCATCAACCATATTACCCACTTCAAATTTAGGGGTTGAAAGTAATAGGTATTTTAATTTAGAAAAACCAAACGGGGGATATTCGGTCTATAAAATAGAAGGGGACCCTAATTTCATAGCAACTAATGTTGGTAGTAAACGTTTTTATAATATTAATTCAAATATTAATGACCCTAACAATTTCCCTTTACCAAGCTCAGGAACATTAGGGGCGAACACAAACTTTTCAAATTTAATACAAGTCAATAATAACATTGCTGGAAATTATATAATGGTTATTGATTATTTAACGCCAAACGGTAGTACCACAAAATTAACAACAACCGTCACAACATTACCTGGCGGAAGTAACACTTCACCACAACAAACAAACAATCCACAAAACAATACTCAACCATTACCAGGAACACAAAAATCATTTGTAAGTGAATTTTTTATTGATAATGACATTGAATTTACCGCTCAAAATGTTACTTTACTATCCCCTTTAATAAAGTTATACGTGACTCAAAAAATTGATGACCCGTCATATAATAAAACAAAGTTTACGTCTTTCATTAATTCATATCTACAAGATAGACAATCTTTATTAGATAAAGTTGTTAATGAAACTTTTTCCAATCTTAACAGAATACTAAAAGATATACAAGTTGAAGAACAAACCACCAATACTGCGGTAAATGGAGATGTTAACAAACTTAGTACTTATAACACATTAAAAGGTTTCAACGATAAATGGATTGCGGGTTCTGATTTAAAAAACACGACACTATTTGAAGATTTTTTATTTATGGACAGGTCTAATAGTGATTTGGGTAATGATTTTACATTAGATTTAAAAATGGTAAAAAGAATTTTGGACCCAAAAATTAATCCTTCTAGCAGTTTAATGTCCATTATAAGTCAAATATTAGATGAAAATAAATTTATGTTTATGGCCATGCCTGCTTATATTAACTTTTATGGGTTACAAGAGGCTTTGAAAAATGGAGTTCCATTAGAAGATAGCGAAATTGGTAATTCACTGTTTGGAACATATTTAGAAGTGGATTATACAAAAGCTAGCCCAAAATTTTTGTGTATTTATATGGGAAATCCTTCTGAATATCCAAAACCTAAAGAAAATTCTTTCATAAGATTTGGTGATGATAGTTTTGACTTAAGGACCCCAGGAAACTGTTTAGAAGTTTCAGACCCAAATAGGAATTATTCTCAAACCAATAGAGTAGTCGGGTTTAGTGTCGATTTTGGAATCCAAAACCAAAGTGTCTTTAAAGGGTTAGATTTAGATATGTCAGAAATGAAAAATACTTCTGAAACTTTTAAAGTTAATGCCGATTTAGGAAGTTCCGTGGCGGGAGACCAAGTTGCTCAACAGTCAGTTTCTTTGTATAGTCTATATAAAAGTCGTTCATATTCTTGTACTGTGGAGTCTATGGGTAATGTTATGATACAACCAACAATGTATTTTATACTAAGACACGTACCGATGTTTTATGGACCATATTGGATTTTTGAGGTTAGCCATGAAGTCTCAACTAGAGGTTTCAATACTAGTTTCAAAGGTTCAAGAATACCAAAATACTCTTTACCTCAAGTTAATAATTTATTGACAAACGTTAATAAAAAAATATTAGAGACATACAAAAAACAAGCGGCGGACAAAAATCCAAAAACAAAAGAAAGAATCGCTTCAGAAACAGTTTTAAAAGAAAATCCAAAGTTGAATTTTTATGCGGCACCACAAGACCAATGCACAACCAAACTTAATTCTGTTTTTACATCAACCCCATTTGTTGATATCGTAGAAACACCATTTACCGTACAAGAACTATCGGAAGTAATTAAACAAGTCGTTACAGATAAAACGATGAGAACAGTGTTAATGGGTATTGCGGGAACAACATATATATCCAAAAGCGCGGGTGTTGGTGTTTGGGATAATGTAAATTATAACCCTTATGAAATTTCCACTACAAATACTTTTGGAGCCTTAAATTCGCAAATTACATCTCAATCATGTGTTGAGTTGGGAGGTAAACCAGTTCCAATTGCTAAATTCAATACATTTGTTGAATCTACAACGTTTATTAGTAAAATATTGAATCCACTTTTACCTATGTTAAATGAACTAGTAAATAAAAGTACTGAAACAAATATAAACAAAAAACATGGGAAAGCAGCATTTCAATTTGCTTTTTCAACTTGGATGACTCCAGCAGCTTATGGGCCACCAGCGTTGACCGCTCAACAAATAATTGATTTTGTTGACAACACTTTTAAAGACAACACAAACTTGTATGAAACATACATTGCAACATACACTAATTTTTACGAGATATTTTAACAAATACGTAATAAACATATATTTATATAAAAAAAAGACATGGACATCAAATTATTATTAGACAACTATTTGAAAAAAAATACTAGAATTACCACAAAAGAAGATGGTAATGGGTACCAACAAGTTTGTGATTTGGACACTGGTGATTGTTATACAATTAGAATGAAAGACGGTTTAATTGAAAGAGTTGACAATACTATGAAAACAAATAAAACTTTAAAAGTTGAAACACCAACAGGAGTCAAAACATTATTAAACGGATAAATTTTTAAAAATGAGTTTAGATAGAAAAATCTTAGAAGAATTAAAAAGATTCAATCAAATTAATTCTTATATTCTTAGAGAACAAGATGTTCCTCCACCACCGGCAGACCCGGCAGCCGACCCAGCGGCGGCTGACCCTACAGCTGTCGACCCAGCGGCGGGAGGTGCACCGGACCCCGCAGCCGCAGACCCCGCAGCTGCAGGAGCAGCAGACCCTGCGGCTGCAGGAGCAACCGAAGTTCCTGAACCTGTAGATGTTGAAAATGACCCTGATGTTGAAGAATTGACACCTGAAGATGAAGGCGAAGAAGAAACTGAGGAAATCGATATCACAGATTTAGTAACTACCCAACAAGAAATTCAAGCAAAACAAGATGAGTTTATGGATGGAATTTTCACAAAATTAGATGACTTAGAGTCGAAACTATCTAATATGGATGAAATAATGAATAAAATTAATAGTCTTGAAACTAAGTTAGAAAAGTATAGACAAAAAAGTCCTGAAGAAAAATTAGAATTACGTTCATTAGATTCTTATCCATACAATCAAAAACTTACAGACTTTTTTGATGACAAAAAAGATGAAATGGAAAAAAGTGGAAAGAACGAATATATTTTAACTTCTGACGAAGTTGAAAACTATTCACCAAATGAAGTTAAAAAAACTTTTAACCTATACGATACTGAAGAAGATTCTGAATAAAAATCAAACTTTTACAACAAAATTGAGGGAAGAATTATCTTCCCTTTTTTATTTGACAAACTTTAATTTTTACTTATATTTTTCATAGATAAAAGAGTAATAATTAAAAATTTATTTATGGCAAATTCAGTATTAGATTCAGTACTTGCGCAGTACGAAAAGAACTCAACATCATCGAGTTCACAAAAAACAAATATTTCTCAAGAAGACAGATTGAAGAAGTATTTTTCTGCAATTCTTCAGAAGAATGAAAAATCCGCATCACGGAGAATCCGTATCTTACCTACAAAAGATGGTTCATCACCATTTGTTGAAGTTTGGTATCATGAAATCCAAGTAAACGGGCAGTGGGTTAAGTTGTATGACCCCGAGAAAAACGACAACGACCGCTCACCATTAACTGAAGTTTATAACGAGTTAATTTCAACAGGAAAAAAAGAAGACAAAGAATTGGCATCACAATACCGTTCACGTTTATTTTACATTGTAAAAGTTATTGACCGAGATAATGAACAAGATGGGGTTAAGTTTTGGAGATTCAAACACAACTACAAACAAGAAGGTGTTTTAGATAAAATTTTACCTATTTGGAAAGCTAAAGGCGATGTAACCAATGCCGAAAAAGGTCGTGATTTAATTATTGAACTTACAAGGGCAAAAACACCACAAGGAAAAGAGTACACAGTAATTCAAACTATTATGTATGATGACCCACAACCACTACATGAGGATAAGGCAATCATGGAAGGATGGATTCAAGATGAACTTACATGGAATGATGTATATTCCAAAAAACCTGTAGAATATTTAGAGGCAGTTGCTGTTGGAGAAACTCCAATTTGGTCATCTGAACTAAAAAAATATGTTTACGGAGAAGAGTCTGAGATTTCACTTGGAGGTTCAAAACAAGAAACCGCTCCTGTTGTTGACCCACAAGCAAACGAAGAACCATCAGAAGATTTACCATTCTAAATCAAACAAACATAATCGGGCTTTCTACCTAAGCCCGATTTTTATTAACTTTAAAAAATTAAAAAAAATGAACACATTTTTAGCAGAAAAATTAAAAGATGCTCTTGTAAAAAAATACGAGTCTGAAATTGCAGATGCAGAGGCAAGATTATATGTATATTTTACAAACCCTGTAGGAATTGGTGAGCACCCACAACACACCGAGGAAATGGATAATTTGGTTGAACAACTAACTAATGCAAACGACAAGTTGGAAACTATTAAAAACTTTAAAATTTACGAACTGTAATGGCTATTAAGAAGAACGACTTCGGGTCTTTGAAAAAAAAGTTTTCCACATCGGCAAAGTATAAACCACAAAGATTCTTTGACCTTGGTTCTCCGTTTTTGGATGCGGTTGGTTTACCTGGTCCTGCTATGGGACACATCAATATGTTCTTAGGACATTCAGATACGGGTAAGACAACAGCATTAGTTAAGACTGCGGTTGATGCTCAAAAGAAAGGTATTTTACCTGTATTTATCATCACTGAACAAAAATGGTCTTTTGACCACGCAAAATTAATGGGGTTTGAATGTGAGGAAGTTGTTGATACAGAAACAGGAGAATTAGAGTGGGACGGGTTTTATATATTCAATAATAACTTTGATTATATTGAACAAATCACAGATTACATTAATGATTTATTAGATGCTCAAGAAAAGGGTGATTTAGATTATTCATTGTGTATTATGTGGGACTCAGTAGGTTCTGTTCCTTGTAAAATGACTTACGAAGGTAAAGGAGGTAAACAACACAACGCAAGTGTTTTGGCCGACAAGATTGGTATGGGCATTAACCAACGTATTTCAGGTTCACGTAAAGCGGACTCTAAATACGAAAACACCTTAATCATTGTCAATCAACCTTGGGTTGAACTACCTGATAATCCATTTGGACAACCTAAAATTAAAGCAAAAGGTGGTGAGGCCATTTGGTTGAACTCTTCATTAGTATTCTTATTTGGAAATCAAAAAGGAGCTGGTACTACAAAAATTACAGCAACTAAAGATAAGAGAACTGTGAAGTTTGCATCAAGAACAAAAGTGTCTGTTATGAAAAACCACATCAACGGACTTGGTTTTGAAGATGGAAAGATTATCGTAACACCACACGGGTTCTTACCAGGAAAAGAAGCTTCCGAAGAAAAGGCATCAATCGAACAATACAAAAAAGATTATGCTGAATATTGGAAGGAAATAATCGGAGTTGATGGTGACTTCGATTTGAAAGCAGAAAAAGAAGAAGTAGAGTAGTAACAATTAAAAACAAAAAAAGTGACAAAAACCTTATTGGTTGATGGAAACAATTTGATGAAAATTGGTTTTCATGGTGTGAAAGATTATTTCCACAAAGGAAAACATATTGGGGCCATTTGGCACTTTTTGAATACTTTAAGAAAGTTTTTAGAGGAGAACAACTATAATAAAGTTGTAGTATTTTGGGATAGTGACACGAACT